TGTCAGGAAAAGGAAGCCACCTCACCATAACCATAAACAGAAAGGCAGGGCTTAAAAATGAAGTATTACGCAACAACCGGCAGCGGCGTCCACGTCCGCGAGCTTGCGTCCGACAACGAGGCGCTGAAGTGGGTAGGCCGTTTGTTTGGCTTACGTGAGGATGTGGAGCGCGTAACGCGCAAGGACCCTGTTACCGGCGGGGATGTTTTTGTATATCTCCCCGACAGGTCAATTAAGGCGGTAAACTCTAATCTCGCGTCGGCAACGGCGTGACAGTATTCACTATATAATAGAAAGGCAGGGCTCAGGAATGCGGCACGATTTTGTAAAGAAAAGGAAGCAGGCGTTCGCGCGGAACTTGCGGCAGTTTATGACCGCCGCGGAAATGTTACCAAAGGACTTGGCTGACGCTACAGGTATCAGCAGAAATAGCGTAAGCAACTACCTACACGGCTACTGTATGCCGACGGATGAGAGTTTGGGTAGGCTTGCACACACTTTGGGGGTGACTTCCGACGAGCTGCTTGGCGACGGAGTTCCGCAACTGAGCCCTGCGCCGTCAACAGGCGGCGGCGGAGAAGCCCCCACAATTACGACAGGCGGCCCGGGCGACAAGCGACCCGCGGCGTCCGACACCTCCGCCGGATGCCGTCCGTCCGACTGCCTGTCCTTTATTCCGTATGTGGGGCGGGTGAGTTTGAACGACGCCGCCAAGGCCCTCAGCGTGTCCGAGGCGAGCGTCGCGCGGTCTCTGCAAACGGGGACCGCGCCCTACGGCTACGCGACGCCCGCGCCCGGGAACAAGAACCGCATGTGGGATTACCATATATCGGCGGCGAAGCTCCGCGCGTACATGACCAACGAAGCTGACATAATGGATTTGTGCCCGTTGCGTCAGGCGGCAAAGGGGGCGGCATGAAAGCGATACCCGGACAGCGCAAGCCCGTAGTTACGCGGGGGCCGCGGACAGCGGAACAGCTTATTTCACATATTGCCATCGGCGCGGCGCTAATGTTGCTTTTGACGCTGATAGCGGCGTCGTTTCGTTGCGGGGGCGCGGTATGAAGCCTACGATAGCGGAAATAGCCGCCTTGGCGCGGGTTGACGAGATATGCAACAGGCATATCGCGTATATGGACGAATATACGGGGCGTCGGCGCAAAAAACCGCAAGCAAGCAAAAAGGGCCGGGGGCGGCCTGCGTCTGCGGCTTTGCGGTCGGACTTGAGCGCCGCCGCCCTTATTATAGATGGGGGCCCTGTAAAAGCGAAGTTGCGCGAGATGAGAAGCAAAGGCAAGCGCCCCGTCAAATCCGGGGGTAGCGTTATAGGGCGCCCGGCGGTCCCGGTCGTCGCAATATACCCCAACGGGCGCGAAAGACGCTTTAATTCAGCAAAAGAGGCCGCTGCGGAATTGGGCTGTACTAGAAATCTTATACAGGCGGCGGTTACGGGTTATCACGGACTAAAAACCGCGAAAGGCTTGCAATGGAAATATGCTGTTTGATTTAATAAATAACTTTTTAACCCTTTAATAGCGGAGGTGCAGTATGGATGTAGCGGTAAGATTAGGTTTTGGAATCGGCCTGGGCATTGGGCAAAGGCTGCTGTCGGGCACATCGACAGATGATTATTTGGGCAAAGTCTTAGAGGGCTTGCTCGCCGGGTTAAATCTGCCGACGGGCCCCGCAGAGCCTGTTGCCGATCAGACAGAGAAGCCGGAGCCTGAAGCGGCGGAACCCGAAGCGGCGGTTACGCCTGAAGCAGCGGAACCCAAAGAAGAGGCGGCGGAGAAGCCCGCGCCGGTAAAGAGGGCGCGGACGCGCGGGGCGGCGGTTAAACCGAAGCCTGAACCCGAACCTGAAGACGATTCAGACGATGATGATGACGACAGCGATGACGACGAAAGCGACGACGCTAAAGCCGCCACGTCTGTCAGGCCGTCGAGAACCGCGTCCAAGAAAAGAACCGCGCCCGTAGACGACGACACGGAGAGCGATGGCGACGACGACGACGCCGAAAGCGGGGATGACGACGCGGACAGCGAAGACGACGAAAAGCCGAAAAAAAAGGCGGCGGACAAGGTTACGACCGAATCTATTAATGCCTACATAAGAGAAAACAAGCTGCTTGACAGCCGCCGACAGCAGGTACGGAACTTAGTGTACCGCACGGGCCACGGGAAAATATCAGCTATTCCCGCTGAAGAGCTGCCTGACCTTTTTGAGGCTATAAAAGATATACGTATGTCGGACGAAGAGCTGAAAAAGACGTCGCCAACGCTGTACAACCGGATAGTTAAGGATAACGACGAACGGTTAGAGGCGTTCAAAAATGGGTGAACACGCGATACTGTCAGCGTCCGGCGCGCATCGGTGGCTTCACTGCCCGCCATCGGCCCTGCTTGAGCACGAGCTTCCCGAAAGCACGAGCGAGGCGGCGGACGAGGGGACGGCTGCGCACGACATGGCCGCCGTCAAATTGACGCGGGAACTAATCCGCCGCGGCGAAACCCCGTTGCTTGCCGACGGCGAGCGTTACCGCACAAAACGCACGGCGTCAAAGTACGACGGCCCGGAAATGGAACGTCATACGGACGATTACGTGCAGTTTATAACGGAAATACTTGACGAAATAAAAAAGACGCGCCGCGATTTTATTGTGTTAGTCGAGCACCGTCTTGATTATTCGCGTTACGTTCCTGAGGGTTTCGGAACGGCTGACTGCGTGATAGTCGCCGACGGGACGCTGCACGTGGTCGATTTCAAGTATGGCCGCGGCGTAATGGTGGAAGCTGAAGGTAATCCGCAAATGCGCCTGTACGCGCTTGGCGCGCTTGACGAGTTTGATTTTCTGTATGACGTGGAGCAGGTGAGTATGACGATATACCAGCCGCGCCGCGAGCATTACGATACGGAATGCCTGACCGTCAAAGAGCTTGAAGATTGGGCCAAACACACGCTGAAGCCCGCCGCCGAACTTGCCATTAAGGGCAAGGGGGAATTCACAAGCGGCGGCTGGTGTAAGTTCTGTAAGATAGGCCCGACCTGCCGCGCCCGTGCTGAAGCGAATCTGGAACTCGCGAAGCACGATTTCGCCAAACCCGCCGAACTTGACCGCGACGAGATAGCGGACGTATTGCGGCAGGTTGACGAACTGGCGGACTGGGCCGGAAGCGTCAAGCGTTATGCCTTACAGCTTGCGCTTGAGGGCGAGACGTGGCCGGGTTTCAAAGTGGTAGAGGGGCGCAGTATCCGGCGCATAACCGACGAGGCGCAATTTATCGCCGAGGCGGTCGGCCACGGCCTGCAAAAAGATGTTTATTTGGGCGAACCGAAGCTGCGCGGTATTACGGATATAGAAAAAGCGCTCGGCAAAGGTGTATTTAACGCCTATTTTGGCAAGTTAATAACAAAACCGCAAGGCGCGCCCGCGCTCGTTCCCGAGACGGACAAACGCCCTGCACTAAATCTAAACGACGCGAAATCGGATTTCGCACTAACGGAGGATTATTATGACTAGCAAGAAAAAAACTCGTGCTCCCGCGCGGATTAAAAACGATACCGAGGTTATAACCGGAGTCGTCCGTTTGTCCTACGTCCACCTGTTTGAGCCGTGGGCAGGCGACAACGGAAAGCTGAAATACAGTACAGCTATCCTTATCGACAAAAACGACGAATCAACGCTGTCCTGTATTAAGCAGGCGGTTGAGAACGCTATCGAAAAAGGAAAGTCGAAGCTGGCCGCCAACGGCAAAACTCCGAAAAACCTCAAAACGCCGTTGAATGACGGCGACGCGAAGCATCCAGACAAGGAAGAATACGAAGGGATGTTTTTCCTGAACGCCTCGAACGAAGCCCGACCTGAGATAATTGAGCGTGATTTTGTTGACGGCGAACCTGTTCGCATTCGCGAACCCTACGACGACGACGGCGAACCTACGGTGTACTCGGGTTGTTATGCGCGGGTCAAACTGAACTTTTATCCGTTCAACACGAACGGCAACCGCGGCGTAGCCTGTAGTCTTAAAGCTGTGCAGAAGTGGAAAGATGGCGAGGCCTTAGACGGTTCAAGCGGGTCGGCAAAAGATTTTTTCGAGGATGACGATGAAGACGAAACGCCGAAACGCGTCAAGAAGCCGTCCCGTTACGAAGATGACGACGCGGACGACGATGACGACCCGCCGAAGCGCGTTAAAAAACCGTCCCGTTACGAGGATGACGACGAAGACGAAACGCCGAAGCGCGCCAAGAAGCCGTCGCGCCGTTCTTACGACGGTGACGACGATGAGGAACTGTAAAATGCGGACGCTTCATATCGACATAGAAACGTACTCGTCCGTTGACCTGAAGAAATCCGGCGTATACCGTTACGCGGAAGCGCCGGATTTTGAGGTGCTGCTGTTCGGCTGGAGCGACGACGGCGGCCCTGTCCACGTCATAGACTTGGCGGCGGGGGAAACAATACCGCAAGGTATCGTGAACGCCCTTATTGACGAGCGTGTTATAAAAACGGCGTTCAACGCGGCGTTTGAACGTGTATGCTTGTCGGCGTTATTGCGCAGACATTTCTTTACAGACAAGCATATCCTAAAAGCGTTAGAACCGAGTGACGGTTACATCCTGCCAACGAACTGGCGCTGCACGTCTGTAATGTCCGCCTACGCCGGAATAACGCTGTCGCTTGAGGGCGTTCAAAACGTTTTGGGTTTGCAGGAAACGAAAAAGGCCGAGGGCAAAAGCCTGATAAGCTATTTTTCAAAACCTTGCAAGCCCACAGCGTCAAACGGCCAACGGACGCGCAATTTACCTGACCACGCGCCCGAAAAATGGTCGGCGTTCAAAGAGTATTGCGCCCAAGACGTGGCCGCCGAAGTAGAGCTGTACGAATATCTCGAAGAAAACGCTCCGTTACCGTCGGCGCAGGAATGGGAGTTTTACGAGCTCGACCAGCAGATTAACGACCGCGGCGTTTTAATAGATATACCGTTTGTAGACCGCGCAATGGAGATGGACAGCGTTACGCGGATGGATGCGCTAAAGCGTATAGTCGAAATCACAAAGGGTAAGGTCGTAAACCCTCAATCCGTCGTACAGCTGAAAAGCTGGCTCGAACAAATGGGGTATCCGGTCGATTCGTTAAACGCCGAGGGCGTAAGCGTATTATTGGATAAGCTGACAAACGACCCGTCCCCCTATCACGCCGCCGCGGTTCCGGTTAAAAAGGTTCTGCGCTTGCGTCAGGAAATATCGAAGTCGAGCGTAAAGAAGTACAGCTCGATGAAAGACTGCGTTTGCGCGGACGGGCGCGCGCGGGGCCTGTTCCGTTTCTACGGGGCGCGGACGGGCAGGTGGGCCGGGCGTTTAATTCAGGTCCAAAACCTGCCGCGCGGCGGCATTTCCGATATTGACTTTGCGCGGGAGCTGGTAAGCCGCGGCGACATCGAGGCTGTCGATATGCTCTACGGCTCGGTAGCCGGTACGTTGTCCGCGCTTACCCGCACGGCGTTCATCCCCGCCAAGGGCTGCGTATTCAGTGTAGCTGATTTCAGCGCGATTGAAGCGCGGGTTATCGCGTGGCTCGCCGGTGAAAAATGGCGTAACGACGTGTTTGCGACGCACGGCAAAATTTACGAGGCGTCGGCGGCGCAGATGTTCCGCGTCCCGATTGAAAGTATCACGAAAGACAGCCCTTTGCGGCAAAAAGGCAAAATTGCTGAGCTCGCGCTCGGTTACGGCGGCGGCGTCGGCGCGTTAAAAGCTATGGGCGCGCTGTCAATGGGTTTGGAAGAGCACGAACTTCAGCCACTCGTAAACGCATGGCGGGAAGCGAACCCTGCAATCGTGCGGCTGTGGAAGTCCGTAGATACCGCAGTGAAAACGGTCATACGGGAGAGGTTGCCGGAGAAAAAAGCGCGGAAGGTAGAAAGCGTGTCGTTCTATTTCAAACCCGCGTTCAAGTCTTTGGTTATCAGGCTGCCGTCAAAACGTGAACTGTGCTATTACAACGCCTGGATTCAGCAGGGCAAATATGGCGACGCGGTAGTATACGACGGCGCGGCTATAAGCGGTAAGTGGGAAGCTGTCGAAAGTTACGGGCCGAAGTTCGTTGAAAATATTGTGCAGGCTATAAGCCGTGATTTGTTGGCGGCAGCCCTTAAAGCTATTGATAAGGACGAGGTAGCTGTAAGTATAGTAATGCACGTACACGACGAAGTTGTTATAGAGGATAACCTGAAAAGGAATTTCTGGGAAAGAAGATTACCTATACTGTTAAGTAATCTTGGACTTTACGCTCGTGAATGCGCGTCTTGGGCAAACAGTTTAGAGTTAAAGGCCGAAAGTTTTAAATGTAAAAGTTACCGTAAATCTTAAAATCTAAATCTTAAAACAGAAAGGCAGGGCTTGCAGTATGGAACAGAAAGAATTAAAAAAGTTGCTCACGCACGTGTGCAAAAAATCGGATTTTGGCTACGCTCGTGTTCACGAGGGTAAAATTTACGCTGCTGACGTAAGCGCGCGTAAAAAGCAAGGGGCCTTACAGCTTTTGCAGTATCTCGTAATTGACGCACCCGAATACGCAAAAATACGAGAACGCGCAATGAACGTGAAAACGCTGGAGTTATGCGGGGAGTTGGATTCCGGCTTTCCTGTAATACCTGAATTTCAGCCTATTCAAGCAGCAGATGAAACTAACAGTAGCGTACTTAATATGGACCTTTTAAAAGACACAGCCAAATACGCGGCTACGGAAGACGCAAAGGGGGCGCTGAGTTCTCTTTATTTTGACGCTGATAACAGTAACATTGTGGCAACCGAGGGTACGGTTTTGCGCGTAGTGCGCGCACGCGGCGAAAATTTACTTGTGAGCCGTAATTCTGTTTTGCCCGTCGAAGCAATACCTGTGTTAGACGCGCCTTACATTACGGACAGGCGTTTTCGTACACCTAAAACAAACAAAGATGCTACCTTTTTAGAGGTAAACAGCAGTGATTACACGTATTACGTGTACTTATACGACACCTACCCTCGATATTTAGAGCTGATACCTGACCCTGTAAATTGCACGGCTATTGCTGCGAGCCTCAAAGAACTGCGCAACGTTTTAGCATTGCTGATTAAGCTGAAGCCTTTTGCAACAAAAACGAACAGCTATATCGAAATCAAAAATCACATAATTACCGTGAAAGACGATGATACAGGCCACGAAATAGCCGTACAGCTTAACATTCTCTTTACGCCGCCTGACCGTCTTGTTGCCGTGAATATTAATAAACTGATACAGTGCCTGAAAACAATAACAGAAAGCTTAAGATGTAAATCTAATGACTACGGCGTTATACTACATTACAGCGACCAAAAGCCTTTCGGCCAAAATAAGCTGAACTATCAGCGCGGTCCTGTGTACTGGCAAGCGGACGGCAACACCGTGTTGTGGATGCCTTTACTTCCGAATAATTATAGAGCTCTAGATTTAGAACCACAAACAGCTGCCAATACGACGGAGGCTAACACAACAAACAGCGCCGACACGGCGGAAAGCGAGGGCGACGATGATTTCCTTAACTAATAAAAAAATAGTCGAACTTAATAAAATAGCCGAACACAGCACTATATACGTAGCGCCGTCGTATATCTGCAATGGCCATTTGCTTATTCATAAGCGCTTCATCAGTAACGCCGAGGACTTTATGGAGGGCGGCGCGTTTAGCGAAAGGCTCCTAAAAACGGCATCGGACGGCCGCTTTAATTTTGCCGTGGCTAAATCGGATGCGGAAATTGAAGAAAAGGTTATAGGCGATTTGTCCCTATACCGCAAAGTGTACCGCACAAGAATACAGATAAATATCCACCCGGATAAGGCTTCCGAAGCTGTCGGAATTTGGCTTACCGGGGACGAAAACCCGCCGCGCGCGTTCGCCGCGTTTAACAAGAACATAATGTTTGCGGAAAAATATCTCCCTGACACGCTAAGCGGGTTCAATCGGCAAATAGGCCGGATACGCAGTGTAAAGGACGAAGACACAGGTAAGGAGACGCTCGAATTCGACTGGCTCAGCTTGTGCGCCAATCCACGTATGCTAAAAGAGGCTTATTCTGAGGTTGAAAGCCTTAAAAAGGCTATGGACGTAGAGTTTCCTGAGTTGGTAAAAGCGGATGAACCCGAAGCGGAGGAAGATGATGAAGATTTCCTCAGCTAACCGCCGAACATCAAAAAAATGGGTTAACCAAGATATTACTTGGAGTGACTTCTTGGACCGCCTGCGCACGCCTGTACGTACAACCGAGACTGTCGCGGAGTTCGCCCGTATGAGCCGCGCAAAGCAAGACGACATTAAGGATGTCGGAGGGTTTGTGGGCGGCTTCCTGCGCGGCGGCAAACGGCGCAATGGTTGGGTAGCCGCCCGGTATCTGCTCACACTTGACATGGATTTTGCGAAGCCGGGCGTATGGGAAGACATAACGCTGGAACACGATTGGCGGTGCTGTGTGTACTCCACACATAAGCATACGCCGGAAGCCCCGCGCCTGCGCCTCGTTATCCAGCTGTCCCGCAAAGTCAGCGAAGAGGAGTATCCGGCGGTGGCGCGAATGGTCGCGCACGATATCGGGATTGATATGTTTGACGACACGACCTACGAGCCAAGCCGTTTGATGTACTGGCCGTCCTGCTCGTCAAACGGGGAATACATATTTGAGGAACAGGACGGGGGGCTTCTCGACCCCGATGAGTACTTGGCGCGGTACGACGACTGGCACGACGTGACGCAGTGGCCGACGTCAAGCCGTCAATCTGAAATCGTCAAGCGGGACGCGCTGAAGCTCGCCGACCCGCGCGAAAAGGACGGGCTTGTGGGCGCGTTCTGCCGCGCTTACGGCGTACAAGAGGCTATTGAGAAGTTTTTGCCTGAGATATACGCGCCGAACAAGGTTCGGGCCGACCGCTACGATTACCTGCCCGGAAAAGCTACGGCGGGGCTGACAGTTTTCAGCGACGACGTTCACGCATATTCGTACCATGATTCGGACCCGGCGCACGGCCACGCCTTAAACGCCTTTGACCTCGTGCGCATACACCTGTTCCCAGAAGACGGCGACGAAAAGAAATCAAACTCCGCCATGCTGGAAATGGCGCGTAAAGACAAAAGGGTAAAACTCAAGCTGTTTGACAAAAACGAGCCCTCGGCGGCGGACGATTTCAGGCTTGACGGTGACGCCGAAGACAGCCGCAGCATTATTCGTGAAATACACGCGGAGTTAACTATTGACCACAAAGACAGGGCTGTAAACAGGGCGGACAATTTCGTTACTGTTATAGAAAAAGACCCGAAATTTCGAAGCCTTCGTTACAATGAATTTTCTCAAGCTATCGAATTTGTAGATACGTCATCCGGGCCCTGCTCGCACATTGCAAACGAATGGACTGATAACGACGATTCAAAGGCACAGGTTTACATTGAAAAGGAATACGGAATTTGGGGGCCTTTGATGTATAGGGCGGCCCTTATAAGCGTTGTAACGAAGAGAAGTTTTCACCCTGTAAAGGAATATTTGAATAGCTTAGAATGGGACGGTACGCCGCGCATCGACACTTTACTTATAGATTATCTTGGTGCGAAAGACCGGGATTATGTTCGCGCAGTCACGCGCAAAACACTTATCGCCGCGGTAGCGCGTATTTTTGAACCGGGCGTAAAATTTGATACGGTGCTCGTGCTTTGTGGGCCGCAGGGAATAGGAAAATCAACGCTATTCGCAAAATTAGGTAAAGAATGGTATTCGGATTCGGTCTCTCTTGTAGACATGAGGAACGATTCAAAAACAGCCCCCGAAAAACTACAAGGGCGCTGGATTTTAGAACTGAGCGAGCTCGCGGGCATAAAGAAAACCGAGGAGAATACAGTTAAATCGTTTTTAAGTACAACCGAAGACCGATACCGCGCCCCTTTCGAAAGGAGAGCCCAAAGTCACAAACGCCAGTGCATATTAGTAGGCACAACCAACAGATACGACGGTTTCCTGCGTGATGATACAGGAAACCGTCGCTTTTGGCCTGTGAATGTGACCAAACAGCGTAAGTACAAAGCTTGGAATTTAAGCGGAGACGACGTAAACCAATTCTGGGCCGAAGCTGTAGTTGCGTATAAGAATAGAGAAAAGCTCATCTTGACCGGTGAACTCGTTAAAGAAGCTAAAGAGCAGCAGCGCGAAGCCGTAGAATCGGACCCGCGCGAAGGAGATGTTAGGCTGTATCTGAACAGACGGCTACCCGAAGATTGGCTAACGCTGAGTATGAACGGACGCATTGATTTTTTGAACTCAGGAAAGGAAGGTACCCAAAGACGGGAAAGCGTCAGTGTTATAGAAATATGGTGTGAATGCTTTTTTGAAAAAAGGTCAAGTATACGCAACCCCGACAAGACAGCGATAAGGCTTATATTAGAACGTTTAAAGTGGACATCAGAGGGCGGTAAAACAATGCGACGTGGATGCTATGGACCCCAATACGTTTGGCAAAGGCCTAAAAAGGAAGACGATACAACGTAAGAAATAGCGTAAGAAACAGCGTAAGAAAGGCGTAAGAAAGGCGTAAGAAATTAAAAATCTTACACAAAGGGAGACACGCGCCGTAAGAAAAAGCGTAAGAAATTAAAAATCTTACAAAAATATTACGCCTTTTCTTACAGCTGTAAACCTTTAAAAATCAATAACTTAATAAGGTTCTGTAAGATTGTAAGAAAATTTTCTATATAGAGAAGTGTAGAAAAGATAAAAAAAAGTAGAAAAGAGTAAAAAACGCTATATAATGCGCGTATATACGCGCGCGAGAAAGGAAAAATTACAGAATGAAAGGGCTAAAAAAGAAAATTCGGGAGCGGGATGTAGAACGCGCTCTGTCGGACGCGGTGAAAGCCGCGGGGGGTATGTGCATCAAGCAGACGGCTATGGGCCAAGCCGGATTACCCGACCGCCTTGTTTTGTTGCCGCGGCGGAAAATGTTCTTTGTGGAAGTGAAAGCGGCGGGTAAAGGCGTTACGCCGTTGCAGTATTCCATTCACGAAAAATTGAACGTTTTGGGCTTTGTCGTTTTTGTCATTGACAACGTAGAAGCGGCAAAGGCTTTAATAAAACTTTACGAAAGCAAGAAAGTTGATGAAATTTAAGCCCCACGAATACCAGCGCCGCGCTATTAACTTTATCCTATCCCGTCCGGAGGCTGTACTGCTGCTGGACATGGGTTTGGGTAAAACTGTCATTACGCTGACGGCGCTATTCGAACTTTGTTGGGATAGGTTTGAGGCAAACAAGGTTTTGGTCATCGCGCCGCTTCGTGTGGCGCGTTACACGTGGCCGGAGGAACTGGCGAAGTGGAATCACCTGAAAGGGCTTACGATGTCGGTGGCTGTCGGCGATGCCGATGAGCGGAGAGCGGCGCTGAAGCGTCAAGCGGACATTTACGTAATCAACCGCGAAAACGTGGAATGGCTGATTTACGACAGCGGGGTGGACTTTAATTTCGACACGCTTGTAGTGGATGAGCTTTCTTCGTTCAAGTCGCATCAGGCGAAGCGATTCAAAGCGTTAATGAAAGTCCGCCCACGTGTAGAGCGTTTTATCGGGCTGACGGGTACGCCGTGCAGTAACGGCCTTATGGACTTGTGGGCGCAGTTCCGGCTTGCCGACATGGGCACGCGGCTTGGGCGTTTTATCGGGAAATACCGGCGCGATTATTTCACACCAGACAAAAGCAATGGGCATATCGTTTACAGCTACAGGCCGCGGCCCGGCGCGGAAGATGACATTTACGCGGCGGTGAAAGACATAACAGTCAGCATGAAAGGGGCTGATTACCTGAAACTGCCTGAAATCGTCTACAACGACGTGTATGTTAAACTGTCGGCAAGCGAGATGTCAAAGTATCGGGAGCTGAAGGACAGGCTTGTTATGTCGTTGGACGGCGGGGAAGTTACCGCGTCCAACGCGGCGGTATTGGCGGGGAAGTTACAGCAGCTGGCAAACGGGGCTGTATACGGCGACAGGTTTTTATCGGATGATTATAGCTTGCCGCCGACGTTTACGCTTGACGTGCACGACAGAAAACTTGACGCGCTTGAGGACTTGATAGAGGCGGCGAACGGCAAGCCTGTTTTGATAGCTTATTGGTTTCATCACGATTGGGAGCGTATACAGCTACGCCTGCACAAGCGCAAAACCAAAATACGTAAGCTGCATTTCGACAGCGATTTCGCCGCTTGGAACGAGGGAGAACTACCGATTGCCGCCATACATCCGGCTTCTGCGGGCCACGGGTTGAACCTTCAGGCCGGAGGCTCGGCGCTTATTTGGTTTGGGCTGAGCTGGTCGCTGGAGCTGTATCAGCAGACGAACGCGAGGCTGTACAGGCAGGGGCAGAAAAACATGGTAGTTATTCACCGCGTTATAGCGAAAAACACAATAGACGAGCGGGTTTTGGCGGCGCTGGAATGTAAAAACAATACGCAAGCCGCATTAATAGACGCGGTTAAAATGGAAATTTTTAAAGGGGGCGCGTAGCGATGCCTGCCTACAAGCGTCCGGTGGTCAAGATTTATCCCGATGGGCGGGAAGAGGTTTTTCCGTCCGTTATCGAGGCGGCGGATACCTGCGGTATTGAGTATTCGCATACCATTAGTAACTGTTGCCGCGGGCTTGCCGCGTCCGCCGGCGGGTTTGCTTGGCGTTACGAGGATTCCTCTTTGCGCGTTCCCGCCGCCCGTTCCCGCGGCAAGGCCTTAGCCGTCGTCAGTATCAACCCCGTTACCGGCGTTTCAAAAACATACCCGTCGCTTTCCGCGGCAAGCGCGGCTATCGGCGGTACTGTAGCGGGGATTAGTAATTGCGTAGCCCGTAAGGTTAGGACGGCTTACGGTTTCTTCTGGAAGCAGGTATAACTTTAAATGTATGGACATTTTGAACGGGGTTTATTATAATCACTACCATGAGCGCAAAAATCGATTACACGGAATACTATCTCAAGTATGACATTGTAAACCCCCGCCACCAGAAATTTGTCGAGCGGTTTTTGGTGGACGGGAACGCAACCCGTGCGTATAAGGCCGCATACCCCAATAGCCGTAACGAATCCGCCACCCGCGCAAGCGCGACCCAGCTTCTCAAAACTCAGCGTAACGTAAAAGCCTGCATAGAAGAATTGCGCCGGGAGTTCCAAGGGCGGACAATGGCGGATACCGTAGAACTCCGCGAAAGGCTTACCGCTATTCTGCGCGGGGAGACTGAAACTGATACGGTAGTGGTTGTGGGCGTCGGACAGGGCTGTTCGGAACCCGTTAAGGTCGCGGTAAAGCCAAGCCACGGCGATATCATAAGGGCCGCCGACAAGCTATTAAAGGTCCTTGGCGCATACGACACGAAAACTACAGAGGGTGCGCAGGGTATGACAATCAACGTCGCGGCTATAGACGACGGTCAAAAGGACGTTATCGAATGTCTGAGAACGCGGAGAGCGGCGGCGAAGCTGGAGAACCGGCAGCTTGAAGAGGAATTGGAGGATTTTCTATGCTGATAGACTTGAAGCCGACACAGGTATATTGGGATTTACTTATGGCGTACAATACGGGCAAATATAACCTTTTGGCCTTGCAAGGCGGTACGCGCTCCAGTAAGACGTACAGCACATTGCAGGCGTTGATATGCATTTGCGCGTACAGCGATAAGAAATTGCTGATTTCCGTCGTCTCCGAATCCATACCCCACCTCAAACGCGGGGCGCTGCGTGACTTTAAGGCTATCATGGGTATCAGCACGGGTTCGCTTGGGTGGCACAGCACGGACAGTATCTATACGTTTCAGAATGGCTCTGTCATAGAGTTCTTTTCGGCGGACAACGCGGGGAAGCTGCGGGGCGCGGGGCGCGATATCCTGTTTTTGAACGAATGTAACAACATCACCCACGAGGCCGCGCAACAGCTTATGATACGGACGCGCGAGGTTACTTTTTTGGACTACAACCCGCAGGCCAAGTTTTGGTTTCACGAAAAGTACAAGGATAAACCCGCCACGTGGTTTCATATCAGTACCCATTTCGACAACCACCACCTTGAGGAGTCCATTCGCCAAAGGATAGAGGAAACGAAGTATGACGACCCGGAATGGTATCGCGTCTACGGTATGGGGCTTATCGGGAAATGGGCGGGGAAAGTATTCACAAAGTACCGCCGGGCGGATTTGGGCGATGTTTACAAGGGTATTGACGGCGGCCGATTGCGTTACGGTTTGGACTTCGGTTATTACCCCGACCCGTGCGCGTTCCTTGTTACAGCGCAGGTCGGTAAGACAATCTACATTTTCAAAGAAATTGTTGTTGACGAGATTGTAAACGACGATTTGGCGGAGCTCGTGAGGCCGTGGAGCGCGGAGCGTACCGTATGGTGCGATTCGGCTTCTCCCGACCGCATCCGCGCGCTTCGCAAATTCGGCGTAAACGCCCGGAGTACGGGTAAGAAGGACCGGAATTATTCTATCTCGTGGTTACGTCAGCGCGAAATCGTTATCGATACCGATTGCAAGCAGACGTACAAGGAGATTGACAAATTCAGCCGTAAGACGGACCGTAACGGCGAAGTATTGCCTGTATTTCAGGACGGCAACGACCATTGCGTGGACGCGCTCCGGTACAGCTTTACGCCGGATATGTCTACCGACGGGCAAATAAAAAATTTGCATTTACCAAATATTTAGCAATTTAACAGAGAGGTATTATTATGGCTGTAGCATTAAACGCTGTTGAAGTTCATAGTGTATCGGGGTCGGACCCGGCAGGTATTGCAAGGGGCGGCGGTTCGCTGTTGCCGGACAGAGACAGCACAAAGGCTTCGCGGGATTTCCGCGCAACCCCGCCGCACGTGTTTCTTGATGAAACGTATAACGCGAGCGGCGGCTATAGCGGACGCCTCGACAAAGGCGGGTACACGTACATCAACTCCAACGCGACGGAGAACTTTTTCCGCTCGCGTGTACGGATGAGCGTCTACCTGAATGACTTCAAGCAGTACATCAACGCCAAATTTGAGCCGATTTTCAAAGAGGCGATTAAAACCTACGTACAGACGGAGTCCGGTACGGATATACCTGGTCATGTATATCTTGATTTCGTGGATAACGTTACCGGAAGCGGTATCAACAAAAACGAGTTTCTGAGGGCCGCGGTACGTCAGGCGTTTATACACGATGTTGTTTTTATCGTTATGGACAAGATGAGCGACAGCCTTCAGCCGTATCTGTATCTGAAAAGCGTCAATGACGTGCAGGGATACACGGTGGACGGTTACGGCGGCCTGACGTCAATTTCTTTTTACGACGGCCAAGAAAAAAATGGTGATAAAACGCTATACCGCCGCCGTTACATCGGGCTTGACGGCTGGGCGCTTGAGGTGTCGGAAGACAGAAAGGTTTGGAAAGAGCGTTCGTATTCCGTGAATAACCTCGGCGTACTCCCCGTTTACCCGCTGTGGACGCACCGCGGCGATAATTTCGCGGATTACATGACGTTCGAGCCGTCGAACTACGATATTGCCGCCTGTTGCGCGTGGATGTATGACAAGGGAAGCAAGCTCGATTACATCATCGACAAGCAGGCCCACGCCATACTTGTACTTCAGGGGGATATTGCTTCCGTCCCCAGCGGTACGGATAACGCGCTTGTGGTGAACCCGTCGGAGCATTCCGTTTTTCAGCCGACGTACATTTCTCCCGATTCGTCGCTTCCGCAGGTACATCAGGAGCGGATAAACTCCGTCGAGAATAAGCTCGTAAAGCTGATGGCCGACGGCGGGGTGAACGTGTCAATGGATTCCGCGCCGGAGAGCGGGGTGGCGCGGGGCTATAAGTTTTGGGCGACAAACAGCACGCTTAAAAAGACGGTCGTATTGCTGGCAGAAGCGGACGGGTGGATATTCGAGATGTACCGCCTGTTCACGGGTAACGCCTCAAAGTGGGTTGCGTATTCCGAATACCCCACGGAGTTCACGCCTACAACGTCGCTGACCATAGAGCAGATTGTAGACTTGATAAAATTTTACAAAGAGGAGGGTTTACCAAAGAACGCCGTTGATATTCATAAACGGCTTCGGGCGCTCGTAGACCCGATGGCGACCCGCGAGGATTCGCAGGACTTGATAGACGAAATAGACGAGCGTTATTCGTCGTTGGATTTTGATACGGGGCCTGAAGAGGCGGACGAACTCGCCGCGCTTGAAGCGGCGCATCCCGAACTTACAGAGACCGCGGGAGCGTAACCAATGGCGGAGGCAAAGCGGAAGCAGCCGATTAATTTCATTCAGGGCCTCGAGTTGCGCGCCGAGGCCTCGTTTAAGGAATTGTACGGCGAGATACTGGAGGCGCTGGAGGGTATCTCGCCGTTCGACAAGGACGTGCTTGCTTATCGCGCCGTTCAGGTGGCTTTGGAGAAAGCGCGGTATTCCGAGCGCGTTCAGCAGACAGTAGCGGACGCCTCGCTTGCCGCCGCCAATAACGCGCTGGGGCCGATTGCCAAGGTTCAGGCTGATAAGTACATCCGGTGGCGCATGAACGAAGTCTACGACGGGGTGACGCTTTCCCAAAGGCTTAGGCGCAACGCCACGGAGACCGCCGAAATACTGACCAACACTATAAGGACGCAGTTGAAGACAGGTGGCACGTGGACGCAACTGGCGGATAAAATAACGAGGCACGACAAAGTAGGCGATATATCGGTGACGCTCGCCGAACTCGCCAAGGCAGGTAAAAAAATGAACGTAGACCCGCTGGAGATAAACAGCCTTGCGGGTAGGGCGCAACGGTACATAAGCAAGCTGTCACCGAACGACGCGCCGACGTCGTACCTGAAAGCGGCTTATCAGGAATTGATTAGCACGGTAGAGAAACGGGCAGGGGCCGCCGCGGTGGACAAGGCCCTGAAAGACGCTATTGACGCCAAGGTGAAGTACAACGCCGAGCGCATCAGCCGAACGGAGATTGCGCGGGCGCATAACGAGGCGTTCCACACGCGGCATGACTTCGACCCTGACGTAACGGGGTATCAGTGGACGCTTTCTTCGCGGCATCATATAACGGACGAATGTACTATGATAGCCGAATTGGACAACGGCGCGGGGCCGGGCGTGTACCGGAAAGAAAACTGCCCGCAAGTACCCGTTCACCCGAATTGTATGTGTATGCTTGTACCGTATGTGGGGGAATTGCCGGAAAAGACGACGTTTAAGACATTCAGGGATTATTTGGCGGAACAACCTGACAAGAAACGGGCGGACATTATCGGCAAGGCGAACGCCGTTAATCCCGTGCTGTACAGGCGTGGACTGGAGAAGCGGGGATTAGACCCTGATAATCCGGGGGGAGTTAGGCGGATTCCTGAAGAATTAATTATTTTACAGAAAAATTTGGAGAACGGCGGAAAAAGTAGTATATTATCACATGAAGAGGCGACGCAGCGATTAAAGGATGTTTTAGGTGTTGATTTGGTTGACACGGAAGGGCTTACGGCGGAGGTAGTCGAGTTAATTGGTAATTCTTTGAGTAAAATACACGAAGAATATCCGCAACTGAAAGGTGTCATACACGAGTTTAAGATTTTGGATGTTGGGGCGAAAGATGTTGCAAAAGTCGATGTCCTATACGAAGGGCTTACCGGCAAGGTGAGCGTAAGTTTAGGAGTCAACCCTGTAAAGGTGGGTAGTCTTGACGTGATTGAAGAACAAATAAAGCAAAACGTCGAGAACGGTTTTTGGACGCCTAAAAACGGTATCGAGGGGATTATAAGGCATGAAATGGCGCATGCGACAGAGGTACAACAGACTTTTGCGGAATACAGTATAGATTTTAATAATCTTGACACTGCGGACAATACCCTAAAAGTCAAAGCGATGAGGGCTTATGGCAGGGGTAAAATAGCAAATAAAGTTGTGCGTCAGGCATTAAAAAACTTGGGTATGGGCGGTGCGGATTGGGAGTTATTGTGCGGCTACGCGAAGCACGGAGGTATTCCAGAGGCTTTTGCGGAAGCGTTGAGCGATGCCTCATCAGGAAAGTTATCAGGGGAAATAATAAAAATCGTCAAGGGAGGGTTTAAATAATGAAGCTGATAGGGCTACCCAAAGAGCTGTACGGTGCAAAATGGACGCGTAACGACGCGACGGGCGAACGCGAACTGTCGGAAGACGCCACACCTGAGCAGAAAAGAATTTATAAAGCGTTCGTTGAATACTGTAAATCGAGTAGCCGTAGATGTACATTTGAAAAAGGTAATATTCTCGTTTCTTAATAACATCCCAGGCGACCGCCACCGCATAGCCGTGAAATTGTAAAACTTTTAAAGGAGTCTTTAAAGTGACCTTACCTTTTTCTGAGGTTGAACCGTTTTATAGTTGGTTAAATGAAGTGACCGACGCCGCGTGGGAACAATCTGGCAAAACAGGCAAAAGCACGTGGGAAATCGTAGGCTTACGTCCCGACGCTCCGAAAGCTGCCAAAAAAGCGTTTGAAGAATATCTCGCCGACGAAAAACGGACGCGCGAAAACAGCGTAAGTGTATAGCTGCGATTGCTTCAACGGAACGAAAGATATTCCTGACGGCATTAAGGAAAGGAAAACGTTGATGTTTGCAAAATACGTGTTAAAGCATAGAGGCGAAGAACGCGCTGTTTATAACTACGGCGTTGATGTTGCGGGCGTATTAAATGACGGGGAAGTTGAATTTAGCCTGAAAAGTTGGGATTTTAAGTTACTAAAAGTGGCTACAGGAGATATCGAAAGCCGCCTCGGTTTTAGGGGGCTTTACCTTGCGCCTAATCTGTGTGAAGAAATATTAAAAAGCGGCTGCCCCAAAGAACGCCGTATCGCAATAGGATAAAGTTCATGTTCAAGCTAAACAAAATCTATAACTGCGATTGCTTCGACGGAATGAGGGATATTCCTGACGGCTCTGTGGATATGATTTTATGCGACCCGCCGTATGGAACGACCGCATTAGAGTGGGATGTCTGTTTGCCGTTAGATAAGCTATGGGCGGAATATAGGCGCATAACGAAACCCAACGCCGCGATATTATTATTTGCGCAACAACCTTTCGCGACGGACTTAATAAACGCGGCGCGGAAAATGTTCAGGTATGAAATAATTTGGCATAAGACCAAAGCACTTGGATTTTTGAGCGTAAAGAAAAGGCCTATGAGAATTCACGAGAACATACTTGTGTTTTATGGTAAATCGCCAACGTATAACCCGCAGAAAACAGTGGAGAACGCTTCCAAAATTAAATCAAACCATCACAGCAGAAACCGTGTAATAAGTGGCGGCGTATACGCAGACTATGAAACTCGTAATTATACCGCCGATGGGACGCGCTACTATAATAGCTTGTTACGTTTTTCAAACTCTGACAGAACCTTATTCGGCAGGTTAAACAAAGACCACATACACCCCACCCAAAAGCCCGTTGATTTATGCGAGTATTTGATAAAGACGTACAGCAACGAGGGCGACACGATATTAGATAATTGCAGCGGCTCAGGCACAACGGCAATCGCGGCAATGAATACGGGGAGGAACTTTATTTGTTACGAAAAAGACGCGGGGTATTATGAAAAAAGCGTTGCGCGTTTGGAAGCAAACCGAAAAGGCGTGTCGGTAGAGTTTAATACCGAGCCTTCAAGAAAAGATACGTCTTTTCAATTCTCATTATTTGACCAAACTTTTCCCGGCCAAGAAGTAGCCGCATAGAAGTACCGGAAGTACCCCCTGAAGTCAAACCGCGCGTAAAAGCGCAAAAACCCCCCAAACCGCAAAAAAATAACTTTAAATGTATGGACTTTCTAATTTTTATCAATTATGTTTATCCAAAGTTCATTATCCAAAAAACAAACCAACCAAGCGGGGGTTTATGGGCCTGAAAGAAATTTACGAGTTTTTAGAAACGTCGGAAGACGGTAAGAAGCTGCTCGAGACGTCTAAAACGGAGCTTGAGACGCTGAAGGGCGCGGAAGCAAAATCGCGCAAAATTGAAAAGGACTATCAGAAAGCGTCCGCGCAGCTGGCCGAACTGGCGGAGCTGCGGAAAAAGATAGAGGACGCGGGTATTGACCTCGACGACCCTGAGCCGGATGCCGATTCCGCGCCGCCGGAAAAGCGGCCCGGCAGGTCAAAAGCCGATAGGGAAGCGGAGAAACTCCGCAAGCAGATAAACGCGCTGACCGAGAGGGTTGAAGCGGAAACGAAAGCCCGCGAACAGATAGAGCTTCGCGCCCGGACGGAGAAGCTCCGTAATGACTTCGGGGCCGCGCTTCGCGAGCCTATGGGCAAATACGGCGAGTTGCTCGCTGAAAACTTAATCGGCAAAGGTATGGTGAAGACGGATGACAGCGGCGCGGTTATTTACGAGACGGGGGATAAAATTTACTCTGTCGCGGAGGCTGTCGAGCTGCTGAAAACGGAGCATAAGGATTTCCTTGTACCGAAACAGGCGGGGTCGAACCTGCCGCCGCCGGGCCGTTCATCGGCGCCAACGGTTAATCAAAACCTTGGAGGTAAGACAGCGGACGAAATCGGTAAGACGTCATCGCAGCAGTGGCTGAGGATGGGGCTTACCGCGCAGACGGCGTAAGGTTATTGCGGGTTAGTGTAACGGTTACACGCAAGGCCCATAACCTTGAGGAAGTTGGTTCAACTCTGGCACCCGCAAATTTTTTTTGGTAAAAAAAACTTTAAATGTATGGACTTTTTAATTTTTAAGTGTTAAATTATAAATGGCAGAAGCGCGGGAAGCATGGGCCGAACGCGCCGAACCCCCGGGTGGGAGTGGGGCCCACGGGTAACAGGAGATAAGGAACCGCGGGAAGCATGGGCCGAACGCGGGGAATCACGGGGGAAGGAGTGGGGCCTACCCGTGGAACCGAAGCGCGGAGAGTATTTGTTGAAACGCGCGGACAGCAATATGAAAGGTTTGGCCGGGTTGGGCCCGGTCTTACATAGCCGTGATTTATTCGCGGTGGACTCAGTGAAGCGCGGAAAGCCGGGGGCGGAACGCGCGGAGCTTATACGGGACGACGTTAGGGCCCGTTACGCAGTCAGCGTCTGTAGCTGTGGGCCTGCCAAACTGTAGTCGCGCAGGGCGGTTGCGAGACGGAAACCTGTGTAGCGGGAAGTGTCTCTTGACAGTTGTGACAAATCAGCCTGATACACGGGATAAAAACGTGTGTCAGGCTTTTTTTATGCGGTACGTAACAAACAAAATAAACTTTAAACAACCTTAACAGGAGGCTTTACCATGGCGATTACGCTTGAGGAATACAAACGTTCCTCTCAGCAGATGACCCCGACGCTTGCAGGCGTCGTAACGATTTTTCAGGAAAACGCGCCTATTCTCGGCGAGGGACGCAATCTCGGCTACCCGCTTCCGGCGCTCGGTTTCGAGAATACCGCGGGCGGCGTGGCCTCGTTCGTGCGGGAGCAGACCCTGCCGACGACGGGTTTCCGTCAGTTGAACACGCCTTTTACGGCGAGCGAGGGTTCAACGGAACTGGTAACGGAACCGCTTAAAATAGCGGGCGGGCGCGTCGTATATGACAGAGTATTGCGCAAGCGCAGCGGCGAGGACGGTATAATCACCCAAATGACGATGCAAATAGCGTCGATGGCGCGGACGTGGAATAACTGTTTTTACAATGGCGGCGCGGCTAACGGGTTTAGCGGTCTTGCCGACCGTATCAGCGGCAGCCAGCTGTATGACGCGGACGGCCCGTTGGATTTCCGTATGCTCGATGAGGCGATGCTTTACCTGCGCGGAACCAACAGGGTAATCGTTGTGGGTACGGCGCTGCTGTCGCGCATATTCCAAGCGTCGCGTAACAGCGTAAACGTCGGGTTCACCCCCGCTACGTTCGGACAGTCTCCGGCGACGTATAACGGCGTGCCTATCTTGCTTGCGGGTGAAAAATCCGACGCGAGCGAGGTACTCGGTTTTACCGAGGCTGACGATACCGCTTCGTTATACCTGTTGTCGCTCGACGATAACGGCGTTGTCGGTGTGCAGACCCAGCCGATGGAGGCTTACCACGTCGAAGATAAAGTAGACAGCGACCTTCAGATTGAATGGGACGCTTCCTTTGTCATCAAGTCGCCGCGGTCGGCAATACGCATTAAAGGTATCACCAACGAGGCGATTACTCCGGTAGGTATTACGGTGGTTAATAATATCGTTGACGATGATGTTTAACAGGCCGTAAAGTACGGGCGGGGCGTAAGCTCTGCCCAATATTCGGGAGGCGCGGTTATGAGTATAAAAGTAAGCGGTCTTTCCGAGCGTATTAACGCGATTGACTCGGCGGCGCGGCGGTTGTTCAGCGAGATGCGCAAGGAGCTGATAGATACGGGCGCGAAAATGGTTACGGACGCAAGGGGCGACCATAGATTCACAAGCCGTTCCGGCGCTCTCGAGCGCAGTATCGACGCGGAAATTCCGCCTGACGAATTGAAAATGACGTTTGGGTTTATTGACGACGCGACGCGGAGCCTTTGGAAAAAAGCCCCGCATGTAACTTACGGAACGTTTCAGCATGAGGGGACAGGGCAAAATTACTCGCAGAGCCGGGCGGCGGGTTCGTATGAATCCAACCCGAATATCAAGGGTATAAAGGCCGATCATTTTTTGGTTCGCGCTTGGGATAAAAATATAGACGGTATGAAAGAGCGGTTAAAAAACAGGTGTCTTGAAGTTTTGAAAGGGGCTGTTGAACATGGCGCTGTACAATAAAAACTGGATAAGCGATTTTCACGTGAAGGATATTGCCGACCGTGAAGACATCAGCGCACAGCTTGCGGCTCTCGACGACGAGATAAAGGCCGTTTGCATTGCAAAAGGCGTACAGGCCGCCAACATACCGATTGACGACGGAGGGCTTATAACAAGCGCGATGTTGAAGCGTTACGCCACGTTTTGGCTGTACTTTACCATTTTGCACGATTATTGGGGCGCGGGCGGTATGGACAGCAATATAACGGAAGATATTTACAAGGCGAAGCTCGGATACTACGAAACGCGGATGACGCAGGCGCGGAACGACCTGACCGCGGACAATATTTTAGAGCAGTCGCTTGACGAGGCGAGTTACATTCGACAGGTCCCGGTGTACTGATGGCGTGGGCTGAAATCCGAGACGCCGTTGAGGCGATGCTGGTAGACGCCGGGTATGTTGTGTGCGGGTCCAAGGGCGTAGCCTCTACCGTTGAAAGGTACGTCGTGATAGTCAGCGAGCGCGAGGGCAATATGGACACGGGGAACTATACGGGAACGAATCAGTATAGAAACCAACGGGATTTTACGTTGTGGGTTTACAATAAGCGCGCGGGTAAAGTAGGCGATAATCTCGATTTGGTACTTCAAAGAGCGCGGGACGAATGCGAAATAATTTTGCAGGACTTTAAACGGATATTCGGCAGTACGTACAATAAAATCGGGGAAGCGGGCGGTATGATTTTGAAATATACCGGAATGCGGTTCAAAGATGTACCGGTAAGCGGCGGTTATGCGCCGGTACGCATGGAAGTGAATTTTAACGTGCAGTTTTACGAAAGCAGACACATAACCTGAGGAGGTTTGGTATGGGCGGACAATTTACCGGCGCAAACAGAATTGTTGCGGTGGTACCTGAAACCACGGCGGGGACGTACAACGAACCGCAGCCGTCGGATTACGATATTGAGTTTTACGACGCTCCCGCGCTGAGTTTTGAGCGCAACCCCGTAAGGCTCGGCAAACCTGCGGTTGGTAATCTTATGCAGGGGCGCAGTAAAATCGGCAAAATGAGCATGACGGGGTACTCGCTCAAATGCGCGTTGAAGCACAGCGGTAACGCTACGCAACTACCGAAGCTCGATAAGCTGTTTCTTGCCGCGGGTATGTGGCGGCAGATTGGGCCGAACGGCGAGGTAATCTATTTTTACGACGGTACGCAGCCCTGCCAAACGCTGTCCGTTGATGTGACGGAGTTTAACTGCGGGCGCAGTCCCGACGCTATATTAACGCGGGGCCGCGGCGCGGTCGCCAATATGGTGATTAACGGCTCCGGCATAGGCGAGTTGCTCGACGTCACGTTTGAACTGTCAATGGCGTATGAAGCGGAAGAGGACGCGGACACGTACACAAAGGTATTGACCGGTCAGGACGGCGGCCAACCTGAAAAGCTGCTCGGCGTCGTGTTTACCATTAATGATGTACCTTATTGCCTGCACAACTTCACCCTGAATATGAACAACGAAATCGCGGAAGTTGCCGACCCGTCGAAGTCGGGCGGTCTGTATCAGTACAAGGTTGTGGGTTCCGACCCGACGCTTACCGCGAGCGTACAGCAGTTGACGCTTTCGGAAAGCCAGCTGATGACGCTTTTGGCGAACGATTTAGACACGGATGCGGAAGAGGTCGTTATATCGGGCCGCGGCTTCGACATTGTGATTGACAAGGCGAATATCCGCAATCTGTCAATCGGCGACGCGAGCGGGATAAACACAAACGAACTTGAAATAGAAGTAAGAGGTTTCAAGCTGGTACTTAAGGCGGACGATGATGGAGATGACGGAGACGGTAACGATGGAGACGGTAACGATGGAGGGGGCGACTAAAAATGTCCGATACTAAAAAAAGCGGAACGCCGGAGCGCGAACCGCAAAAAGTAAAAGACGTACCGGAAGCGGAGGCGTTCACGGGTTCGCTGTTATTACGGGCCGAACCGGTTGAATACTGTCCGCATAGTTTTTTAGACAGGGTGAAATTCCCAAAAGAGAACCGGCCCGTCTTTATATTGCGCCCGTTAAACGCCGCCGACCGCCACTGGATGGACGGCGACGACAGGCGCATGGCTACGGGCGGTATGATGTGGGCAAAAGAAAACGGCGTCGATGCGGCAGACAATAAAAATATTGTCCTTATGGTGAATAAGTGTAACGAGTTTTCGGATTTGGAAAAGCGGTACGCCATTATTCGCAAATCGATTATCGGCTTCAAGAACGATAATGGCATAGGGGAATTTAAGAAAAGCGCGGCGGATGACGGCCTTGCTCAGGAGATATTCGACAGGCTGCCGGACGATTTGGTGGGCGCTATCGGTTACGAGCTGATGCGTATGGCGAACCCGACGAAATATGAGGCCTTGGGTTTGTAGTTTTGGCCGCTATCCACGCCGGCCTTTTATCGCCTCCGGCGGTGGACGGCCTGCGCGGCCCCGAAACGCGGCGCGTGTGGGGAGTTGACGGCGCGGCGGCGGTGGCGGTCCCGGGGATAGGGGATGTTGAGCGGTATATAATCAAGTTTGAGTTTGGCGGGGAGGTCTATGAGATTTACAGGCACCCCCACCTGTTTTTGACGGAAGAAATAATAGCGTGGTACAATCAGTACAAATGGGTAGACAAGGCCGGCGCGGCTGTGGATTACCGGGATACGAACCCTAAGTATCATATAGCCGCGGGAATATACGAAACCTTTTTAGCAAGATTCAGCAGAAAGCCGTAAGCGATGAGCGAAGACGCCGTAAAAATGAAGTTCGAAGCCGAGGGCGAACTCATACAGTTCGTCGAGGAGCTTAACCGCCGTCTCAAAGAAGTTGACGGGGCGGCGGAAGGCGCAAAGGGCGGCGTGGACAAACTTGAGGGTACGGTAAAGAAAATCGGGGCTGCTTTAAGCGCGGGGGCGGTTGCGCTTAAGGCGTATCAGTTTGCGATGAAAGGCGTCGCTGAGGCGACAAATAATATGATGGCGCAGGCAAAGGTTGAAGCTGTTATAAAGGCCACCGGGTCCGCCGCCGGCGTTACCGCGCAACAATTAAGCGAGATGTCCGCGCAAATGGCCGCAAACACGACGCACACAGGTTCGGCAATTCAGGAAGCTCAGTCGCTGCTCCTCACATTTAAAGAAATATCGGGCGACGTATTTCCGCAGGCTATGGGCGCAATCAGCGATATGGCGGTTATGTTCGGCGGTTTGGAATCCGCCGCGATGCAGGTCGGCAAGGCGTTAAATAATCCGGCTGAGGGGCTCGCCGCGCTTTCGCGCGTAGGCGTAAAGTTTAGCGACGAACAAACGAATTTAATCAAGAATTTAGTCGAAACGGGCAATGCGGCGGGAGCGCAAGCCGTTATATTAAAGCAGCTTGAAAGCCAGTACGGCGGTGTGGCTAAAGCAATAGCCGACACTCCGGCGGGGAAGCTACAGCAGCTTAAAAACGAGTTCGCGGATATTCAGGCGACGCTTGGAGAGCGGCTGATACCCGCGCTTGTCGCGTTTCAGTCGGCGTTGAACGGCGTCGCTAAATTCTTAACCGAACACGCCGAGGTGATAGTCGGAATAGCTGCGGGCGCGTTGGTGATGATGCAGGTGCAGATAAAAGCGACTACAAAGAGTATAGCGCAGATGACGGCTACCATGATGGCGAACCCGCTATTCGCGACTGCGGCTGTGTTAGCCGTTTCTATTATGGCCGTTAGCGCGGCAATCGGCGCAGTAACGAAGCACGTTGAAGAATCGAACAAGGCCATAGGCGATATGTCTACGCCCGTGACGGTACTACAATCGAACCTTACCGATACTACAGCGGCCTATGATAAATTTATGTCAGATATAACGAAATCCACCATGTCCGCGGCTGAAATAGCCGTAACAGAGATAAATACGTTGTTTGGCGGAATGGAAAAGACGCTTGAGACTAAATTAGACGCGACGAAAAACAACATTGAAAAAAACTCGGCGGCCTTGATAGAACTTGAAGATGCTAACGCCAAGCTGAGGGTAATGATAGAAAACGACGTACAGTTTCAGATGATAAACACCTATAGCAAAGGTAAGCAGGAACAGATTCGCCTTGCGCATCAAGCGATGATAGATGCTGTCAATAAGAACCGAATACGAATAAACCGCATAAACGAAGCAAACGCGGGAGAGGTGAAAAACGCGGAAATAATCGAGGCTCAGATTACAGCTGTGCAAAGTAAGTACGCCGGCGAGCGTACCAAGGCCGTTATAAAAGCGACGGAAAGCGAGCGTAACGCATGGGCGGCCAATGTTAGGGCTTATAACGACGCAATGGAGCAGATAAAACTTTCGGGTATGACGGAGCAGGAGCGCGAACTCGCCGCGCTGGAAAAGCAGGTAAAGGGCTATATCGACGCAGCGCAAAAAATAGGAAAAGGTACGGTAGAGATAGAGGAATGGGCAGCAAGCCAACGGTCGGATATTGTCGCCAAATACTACGTAGACGCTCAATTAGAACATGAAGAGTACATAACCGCGCTTTTAAGGGAAGAAGAGGAAACAAACAAACAGATAGCCGCATTACATGAGCAGATAGCGAGTACTCAAGCGGGTATAATGAAGCGCGTTACCGCGCACGAGGCGGGAGAGTACGAAGCGCGGAGAATGGCAATCCGCGAAACGCTAAAAGAAGAAACAGCGTGGTTTGACGAGGGTTCGCAGGAGCGCGTTCGCTTGGCTGACATGGCCCGTCAGCAGATTGAAGAAATAGACCGCCAAGAGAAGGAAGCGCGTATAAAGGCGCAAGAGGAATTAGAGCGGCAACAGCAAGAATCGTGGCAGCGCATGGCGGGTTTCGCGATGTCGTGGGGCGACGCTGCGGTGTCGTCTTTAAATTCGGTAATGTCCGTTTTTACAAACATGAACAACAACAAAATAAAAGAAATCGACGCATCTTCCCGCAAGGAAATTGACGCGATAAACAAGAGCGAAAAGAGCGAAGAAGTAAAGGCGATGCAGATAGATAAGATAGAAAAGGAAGCCGCCGCGGCGAGGCTCGATATAGCAATATCGCAGTGGAAGCAGGATAAGGCTATGGCGGTTATAAACTCCGCGGCGGCGGTTGTTAAAACAATGGCGTCTACGCCATACCCGGCGAATATCCCGCTTGCGATTGCGCAGGGCGTGGCCGGCGCGGCGCAGGTGGCCATAATAGAGCAAAACAAGCCCAAAATGCAGTTTGGCGGTTTTGTACCCGGTCAGTCATGGAGCGGCGACCAGGTCGATATCCGCGCCAACAGCGGCGAGGCGGTGCTCACGCCTGAACAACAGCGGAATTTTATGCTGATGGCGAACGGCGGCGTTTCGGGCGGTACGCAGTCCGTGAATATGGGGGATACAAATATTGTTATCAACGGAAACGCCGACAGCGGGACCGTGGACGCCGTAGGTCAGACCCTTGCCGAACATCGGCAGGGGATAATTGAGCTCCTGTACGACGCCGAAAGGCGCGGGGAGATAGACCACTCCCGACTGGCGTTCGCGTAATGATACTCACAGGCGGAACATTCCCGAACCCCGATTTCGGATACGAAACCACTATCCGGCTGCCTTTTTATTTTTCCAAACTCGGCAACGGAAAGATAAGCGTTTACGACGAATCTTATATATACGATACTTATTCCGTGAAATGCAGTTGTGTTATGGGTTACAGGAAGATGGCGGAGTTTAGCGATACCTACGTTAATTCGTCCCGCGGGTACGTTCTTAGTCTCTACGACACTTTTGCGGACGGCTTTTATCCGTTTACCCCTGCGATACCGCCGCCGCGTGGCTTAGACGACAGGTATTGCTACGCGGTAACGCTGAATAATATTAGCATGAAAGGCCAGCTTGATAATTTAGCGAAGGGTTTCAGGGTTGATTTTGATATGCTTATGTCTTATGACAATATTGATTTTGCTCCGGTGGCGGAGGCCGCCTCGGAGGGAAGTTTTGTATTTGACAGCGATAGCGGCGTAACGATAAGCGGGATAAGATTTCCCGTTAACAGATTTTCCCCCGCAATCGGGTACAACGTTTACAGCCGCCAAATGTTGGGCGGCGTAACGGAGACTATAGACTATTCGTATTTTGCCGATAGGGAGCCCAAGAGTACAAACATGACGATAACGGCGAATACACGGGCGGCGAGTAATATTATCAGGGCATTAGTGTTTAATATCCGTTCAAACCCTTTTACCATCTACGCGCCAATGAATTATCACGTATTCGGCATGGGGACGGGAGAGTTTAAAGTTCGGTTAAACGGCCCTGAGATAAAGGTCAGGCATACACGCTTTGACGAGTTCGAAATCGTCCTTAACGTGGCCGAGGCTGCGGATACTAACGGGGGGCTTACGGGGATAGACGGAATAGAAGAGCTCGGCTACGCCCTCGAAGATATTTATGAGGGCTGCTCGTTATCTAATGACATACACGAAACGGGGGCGCCGAACGTATGAACGCCCGCAGAATGGACATATCCCGCTTTATTGTAGAGGTTACGGGCTTCGAAACAGAATCGGAGGCTAATGACCTGTACGGGCTTACGGTGTCGGACATCGGCGGTAAGAGCGTCGGTACTTTCACATGGGATACCGGCGGCGGTATCTTACTTGAAAAGTGGGGCGGCGGGTTCAACAAAAATATTGACTTGCGGAGGGGCGGTAAGTTTTGTTCTATCAGCGGCGGTACTGTTTATTTGGATAATACCAAGGGCCTGCGTCAATTTATGCAGGAAGCGGGTATTGATTTGAGCGGAAGCAAGATAAGCATAAAAATGGTAAGCGATACAACCGCGGGCAGCGTTTGCCTGTTTACAGGCGTGGTTACGAGTCTCGAAAGCAGCCAAAACGAATTAAACCTGAGCTACGACGAACCCACAAAATACAGAAACGTTGTAATAAGCCTTCTAATGGATGACGGGGAAACGTACTACCCGGCCGTCTTTGGTGATGTGGGTAAGGCTAAATTTATACCTTTTGTCAATAAGGTAAAGCCTGTTATAGATATGGCGTTTGAGATGTACGAAGTGAACACACAAGCGGCGCTGGATGAATACGACAACGAAAGTATATCAGCGAGCATAACGAACCCGAGATTTGTAGAAGAGATAAACAAAATACAGGGCTACTTATCCGCGATGGAGGCGGGGGGGGCCACCGAAGAAATACCAGCGCTGTATTATCTGTATTGCGTTGGGGGCAAGGGTCAAGGCGTTGCCCGAAGAATAAAGCGTATACTCGGGTCTAGCGGCGGCTACGTTTTTATATTGGAAGGTGCGCCGTACATCACGAAAGAGGGTGCTACGCTTTCGAGAGAGTTTCTTGCGCCTAACGGGGCGGAGCCAGCACAGTACGACCAGATAAGCACGTTTAAAATTTACACAGTAGACATAAGGTATCGGGCGGACGCGGCGGGGCTTTTTGGTATCGAGGCGGCCGGCCGTTTCAGTAGATATGTCTACGATAACGGTTATATCTCTATCCCAATAAACCAAGTATTTTTAAATCGCTACCCCTTTTTGTATTCTTCGCTTGGAACGGAATCGATTGTAGCTCCTGCGCGATTTGCGGATAACTTTGAAAAAGTTGAAACTTTAGTAAAATTATACGGTAGAAATTTTATGTTCGAAAGCGATTATCTTCAAAGCCCCGGTTACGACAGCGCAGTATTCGGTTTGCAGTGGAGGTATAAGGTTGGCCGGTATGTTCCACCTTTAGGTACGTTCGCGCTATTCACACAAGATACGGAGTATGACTCCCGTGGGCTGGGTATACGGGAATTAGAGGTAAAGGCGGGGGATCTTTTTCAGGATACGCACGACACAAAAATACAGTTTACTATAGAGCAAAGTTATGACGCGCAAAGTTTTGGAGTGCCTTTTACGTTTGAGTTTTATAGGCCGCTCGGCGCCAGTGAGATAATGCTGAATTACGATATTGTCCTGACCCTCACGACGCTTGGAGACGATACAGACCTTGTGCATCTAATGGAGCACAGTAACAGCTACTATGAATATAACTTATTAACTACGCTTATTGGAGAAGCGCTGCCGTACAACAATGCCGAACCACGTGTGTACCCTGTAGACCATTTACAGTTTCGGACATTCAGGCAAGAATCTGGAGATTGGGGAGATTATATAAAAGTGATACGTACACACCGTATTAATACCTGTTGGGACTTGGACGGCTTCAAAAACGCGGAGCCAGGCAGTGAAATTTACGAAAGGGACGCGTATTTAGGCGGCCTCGCGAATAATGGTTGCTTTTCGCGGCAGGATATTATGAAGGCGCCCCTGTTCCGGCAAATCGAACGCGGCATAAACAGCTGGCTTAACCTTACCAACTACATATCAGGCTCGGAGGTGGTAAGGAACAAGGGGACGGGGGGTGATGGATTTATAAAAATCCCGCCTGCGGTGTTATCTTCCGAAGGCGGCGTGCTGAAATTCCGGGCGGTGCTTTTTTCCACACAAGAAACAGGCTTTTATACGGATTTGGGTCTATACAATAAGATTAAGTTAAAAAACATCCAATGCCTCGCCAAAAAAGAGTTTCAGGTGGGCGCGCCTGTCTACGGCAACGCCGAGGGGCGGCACGTACTTATGCCGGACGGCGGTAGCTTTGATATAAAGAATAGTTGGGGCGCGATTTACAGGGGTGTTTTAGGGCTGCAAAACTACGCGCATACTTATTTTCCGCAGTTCACCCGCCCTGCCGACGGGTGGGGTAAGGCTTTGTCCACATCTAACCCAAGAGAAGATTTCTCTCTTGTGATGGAAATGGGGTACTACCGCTTCTCATATTACGGCGACGTTTGGATGCCGCCTGAAAACACATGGCAACCGGCTCTACGCCGACAGCTATTTACCGCGGAGGAGCTTAGTACTCAAAATATAAAAGCTGATTTACTGCGCACGGCGTGGCGCGGAGGTTATCTCGACGGGGACGGCAGGGAGCGCGTATTTAATATGATTGAAGAGGGGGACGGTGCGGAAAATACCGCGCGAATAACGTATAAAGACATAATACCCGGCACGCTTGGTAAAATAGGGAGCGTGTCCAAAGAAGATATTTTTTGCGAGGTATTCTTAAAATTTAATTACGACATCGGAAGCGACCGCTATTTACACGAAATCGCCGTAGCTGGTATTGATACCGACAACCCGCGGGTTACAGGAAACGTCACCGAACATCTGTCTCCTGAACAGCGCGATTATCTTCTTAACGCTTGTAAACGCCTGTACAGCAAATACAAAATAATCAACGAAGCTCCCAAAACACTGACGGAGAATAAATGGCTTAGGGGAAGCTGTGATGACCCCCCTAACTATGTATGGTTAAGTGTGCAAGACGCGTATGAATATTTAAGGCGCTGGTTGGAATGGCAAGGGGGGAAAGGCGACGGCGCTTTAACGGCGCGGCAGGAAATAAGTTTTACCCTGCCTTTAAGATTTGCCGTAGAAGCGCAGATAGATATCGGACGTAGGATAGAAATCGAAATTCCTTACGCGGGCGGTACTTTCAACGGGCTTATATCAAGCGTGTCGTGGCAGTTTGATAAAGGGCGCGAAGAGGTACGTTGTAAGGCGTATATAGAAATGCCGGTAGAAAGCGACTTAACCGGCGTAGACTCCATAGAGGAATTGGGCTACGCGGACAAAAATATTTTTGAAGAGGGCTATTTGCCGGAAATAATACAAGAAACAGGAACATCAAATTAAAGGAGTGTTTTATGGGTATAGCGTACATTGATATTAAGCGGGTGTTTGACGTAAAAACCGCGTTTACCGGGGAACGTCTGAAGCTTGGGCAGTTCGGCGCAACGACCGATACCGACGAGCTTGTTATACGCCGCCCCGACGGCACGTATCGCTTCATTAGTGATTACGACGATACGGAGTTGCGTGACCTTGTAACAGGCGTGGAGCCCCCCGAGAGCGTACCGCAGCTGACGAACCTTGCTTCAGACGAGGCGGGCGACTCTATAACGTCCGAGGAAATAGGCGTTACCGGCGTATTGGGTATTGCCAACGGCGGGACGGGCGCGGATTTTTCCGATGCGAGTACCGGGATTGTGATGTTGACAACGGGGATTGGGGGTGCGGCTAGGAGCTTATCGATTAATAATCCGCTACCGGTGAACTACGGGGGTTCGGGGGCTAAACGCATAATCGACGCCCCTTGGACAATTAAAGAAATCAATATTCCGCATTCGTTTTCGAATACCGAGGGACAAAACCCCGTAAAAGAGGCCGTACTTAACTATTCTATGGGGTTTCCGGTGTCTACTCCCTACGGCAACAGCGTGACAGTAGCGATAACGTTGAATTACGCCAATACCGCTGCAAGCGACCTCGCTTTAAGCGTAGATTTTGGAGAGGGGGTAGTATTAGAGGGCCCTATGCTCTATAACCGTGCGCCCGTTACAGCCGGGATGATAGCGGGCGAGCACGTAAGGTTACTGTTTCAATATGAAAATAACCTCTATTCTCAAGAGACGTCATGGCATTTGTTAAATCCTGTATCGGGCGGCTCGGGTAACGGCGGAGGAGGCGGAGGCAGCGCGTCGTGTGTTTGCGACGCCCCCCTTGATTTATCGTTTAACGGTACGCCTGTCGGCCCGCAATATACCCCCTCCGGCGACCCCGTAGGCTGGGATATACAGTACAACCCGTTTGACTTCGGAGGGGGCGGCAGTGTTGTAGACAGTACGTTATTTACGCTGTACACTCAATATATGACAGAGAACAGCGTCGGCTTTACGGCGGCCGTTGCGCCGGTTGCGTCTTGGCATACGCACGATGACCCTTTAGGCGTTCCTTGCGCGATTGACGCTCAAGGCAGGGTGTGGTATCACTATACCGATAGCGTTAATCCGAATAACGGCGTCAGCCTTGCCTCCGCTCCGGCGTGGGAATTTGCCAATTACGCCAACAGTAACAGCTGTGTAGTATTTGGCGTACCGGGCAGCGCGCTTAAACGGATGATATTTATCATTCCCCGAACCCCTAACGCAGGAGACGTGGCGTTTACGGCCTTGTCGGATGTACAGGACTACGCCACTACAGCCATCATTCCCGGTATCAGCGCCAATACCGGGGTAACGGTGCTGTTTAAGCTGGGGGATTCCGCGTTGCGCTTTTCGCAAATGAGTACAAGCGAAGTAGGATGGGGGAACTACTGATGAACAAAACTTTACCTGCAATCCGCGTAGTAGTACCTTATCCTAACAGCGGGGAAATACATCCGCGCTGTACTGCCTCTCTTAACGCGCTCAAGCGCTGTGATAAGGTACGGGCGGAGATTGTCACGGCTCGCGGGTCGTCAATCTCCTATAACCGCAACATCGGGATTATCGGGCTTGAGCGCCAGCCCCACGTTAAGCAATCGGGGTTTGCGTTTGATTATGCGCTTACCGTAGACGCCGATATTGCGTTTACGCCCGGCGACGTGCTTAGTTTGCTGGCTCGGGATGTCGATATTGTCAGCGGGGCGTACCTTGCGCGGAAAAGCATCCTGAAGAAAGATTCCCCGAAATACGTTGCGGGGTATATCAGCGACGTACCGCAGGGCCGTCCGGTTATACATCTGCCCGCGGACGCTTTTAAAGGCTGTGCGCCTGTTGATTGGGTCGGCGGCGGCTTTACGCTCATCAGGCAGAATGTTTTGGAGGCAGTAGAATTTCCGTACTATGTCGAGAGCGAAATTCCGTACATAAACGACGACGGCAGCGCTTGCGCGGAATGGGTCGGCGAGGACATAGGCTTTTCGATTAAAGCGCGTAGGGCAGGGTTTGCAATTCACGTAGATTTGGACGTTGTTGTTGAACACATAGCAGAACCCTATAACGAAAGGAACGCGGCAATGGCCGATTTAAAGAGCCGTCTTGATAATCTTAATAAGTTAATCGCGAAGATAGATGCAGATATTGAAGCGGACAGCGCGGAGCTTGACCGCCTGATTGACAGGCGCATAGCCGCGCGCGCCAATATTGTGCTGCTCGAAACTTTGATACAGGAAGACGGCGGGGACATTAAAGCCCCGTTGCCGGAACCGAGCGAAGAGGCGTTAAATTTCATACCTTAAACCCGCAGTTTGCGGGGCGGCGTCGAGCCGCGTTTTTTAACATTTAGCTATTGGGGGTAAAATATGGCTTCAGAAAACAGAATTGTTTGGGACGATGAACAAAAGGCTTATGTGGGGAATGGGCTTGTCTTGCAGTGGAACAGCCGCGCCAACGGCCTTATAATCTCAGGCGCCATCGGAGCCAACAGCGGCGGGGGTGGCGGAGGCCAAGGACCGCGCGGACCGGCAGGCCCGCAGGGGATACAAGGCCCCGCAGGCCCGCAGGGGATACAAGGCCCCGCAGGCCCTGCCGGTCCGGCGGGCCCCCAAGGGCCGCAAGGGGAAACAGGCGCAACAGGCGCAACCGGCGCAGCGGGCGCACAAGGGCCTCAGGGCGCACAAGGCGTACAGGGAGCCACGGGAGCGGCAGGGCCTCCGAGCAATATAAACCCTCGCGGAGCATGGGATGTAAATATAACAGACTACGAGCGCAACGACGTTGTCACATACGACGACGGCACGGGTAATCACTCGTATTGTTATGTTTCCGATACGCCGGGAATTGTAGCCGCGCCGGATGATTCCACAACGCCGTGGGTGATTTTTGTAATACAGGGTGCGCCCGGGCCACAAGGAACGCAAGGAGAGAAAGGCGAAACAGGGGCACAGGGCATACAAGGCCAACAAGGCCCGCAAGGCTTACAGGGCACACAAGGGCCGCAAGGTGAAAAGGGCGACACCGG